TTATTTGATGAAGAATTCTTTGGTGATCTTTCAGAAATGGATTGGGATCAAGTAAAACTTATCGACAAAATTAATCTTAAAGCAAAAATTGGTGATCATATTGATGTACCATTTACTGATGTAGAAGAAGTATACTTCAAAAGAGCTATGACAACAGAAACTTTTGAAGAAGTAACTCAACTTTGTAGAGACATTCTTGCTTATACTAAAGAAAATCAAGAAGATTTACTAACTCCACCAGAAGCGCCAGCATCTAGTGGTAATGAACAAAATGAAGATATTAATGATGATCCAACTGCAAATATGGGTCATGATGATATGGAATCAGGAGAAGACGATGGAAACCAACAGACTAGAGCTATCCCTAATAGAGACTCTGAAACTCAAGAATCAGATGAAGAAAGTAGTGAACAAGATGGAGGAGAATCTTCAGGAAGCGAAGACGACGGTGAAACAACTGGAAAAAATGGAAAAACTCATAAAGATGAAGATGTATCAATAACTGATGAAAACTTCAGAAGAAATGAGCATACACTTCTACAAAAAGATGAACTTGGCGATCAAATTGCAGTAGCAAACGAGTTTAATAAAGAAGTTGCTAATAAAATGGTAATACCTTATCATGAATTAAAAGTTTCAAGACTAGAATCATATGAGTGGGAAAACACTCTAAATAATCCTGCTTATAGAGAAGAGTTTAAAGCATATCTTAAGGAAGTAAAGAGAAATGTAAATTATGCTGTTAAAGAGTTTGAAATGAGAAAAGCTGCATATCGTTATACAAGAGCTCAAACTGCCAGAACTGGTTCACTTGATGTAAATAGATTATGGTCATATAAAACAAATGATGATATCTTTGCAAGAGTCACTAGACTTGCTGATGCTAAGAATCATGGAATGATGATGTTGATTGACTATTCTGGTTCTATGAATAATACTATGAGTCAAGTAATGGATCAATTACTTCACTTAGTTGTATTCTGTAAAGCAGTTAACATTCCTTATGATGTATATGGTTTTACATCAACAAACATTAAGCTTGGTGCTAATGGTTGGGCTAGTGATTATGAAATTGCAGAAGCAAAATCAAGAGAAAGTGAAGTGAATCATGGTGGACTTTCATTACCACAAATCATTTCATCTACTTTGAAAAAAGCTGATTGGGAAGAAGCTCTCTATCACATCTATATGAGAAAGTATCTTGCACAAGATTCTTATTCTTATATAGAAAGAGAAATCTTATCTAGATATGAAGACTATGGATCAACACCATTAAATGAAGCTCTTATTAGATCTCATAATCTTATTAAAACTTTCAAAAGAAAGCATGCAATAGATAAAATGAATCTTGTAATCTTATCTGATGGAGAAGCAAATCAGATTAATGTTGTAAGATCTCATAAAGTTAACTATCTTCCAACAAATACATGGGGTCCAACATTGATTCATGTAGATGGAAAAGCTATAAAATCAGAAGGAAGATCAAGTGCATGTACAAAAGCTTTACTTGAAAATCTTAGAAAAAACTATGGAGTATGTACTCTTGGATTCTTTATTGCTGATGGTTCATATAACTTTTGGAGAAAAATTGAAGATGCAACAGGTGATTATGTCTATGGATCTGATGAACGCAAACCATTCAATAGAGAATATGGAAAACATAAATGCGTAACATTCAATGATGCACTTGGTTATAATCAATTCTATATTGTAAAGAATGGAAAGAATTTCTCAACTGATGATGATGGATTTGATGTGGCTGATGATGCCTCAACTGGTACTATTAGATCTCAGTTTAAGAAATACAGTAAGTCTAAAAAGACAAATAAGTCATTATTAACCAATTTCGGCAAAGCCGTAGCAATGTAAAAAACAATGCACTTTTTTTCAAAAAAACCTTTACATTTGCAAAAAATCGTGATATAATAGTACTATAATTTGATAAGGAGAAACTAAATTATGAATAACTTGAAAGCCTCAACAGAAATAATCTTAAAAGAATTGGCGTCTAAATATCCAGACCAAACTCAATTTCGTAAATCTACAATCGTAGATACTGGTAAGCAATATGGATATACAGGCAAAGATTGGGATCCAATTATGACTAAAGACAATCGTGTCAAAATTGGTACTTATGATCTTGCTTCTATGCTAGAGCCAATAAGAGCAGAAGTAAACACTGCTATTGTTAACACTATTCCAAGAACAGCAGCAAAAATGCAATCAATAGTAAATGATGAAAAGAACTTTGCTTTAAAGGATGATACCTTTGTACCTTGGGGTGCATTTCACGATATCGTAAAGATTATCAAATCTAACATGTTCTATCCAACTTATATATCAGGTCTTTCTGGTAATGGTAAGACTTTTATGGTCGAACAAGCTTGCGCTAAAGTTGGTAAAGAATTTATCAGAGTTCAAATCAATCCAGAAACAGATGAGGATGATTTGCTTGGTGGTTTCAGACTGATTGATGGTGAAACAGTTTTTGCCAAAGGTCCAGTTCTCAAAGCAATGGAGAATGGTGCTATACTTCTCCTTGACGAAATCGATAGAGCAACTAACAAAATTATGTGTCTTCAAGGTATTCTCGAAGGCAAACCAGTTCTTGTTAAAAAGACTGGTGAAATTGTAAAACCTGCCGAAGGTTTCAATGTAATTGCCACAGCCAATACAAAAGGTAAAGGTTCAGAAGACGGTAGATTTACCGCAGCTTCTATTATTGATGAAGCATTTCTTGAAAGGTTTACTATTTCAGTTGATCAGCTATTCCCATCATTATCAATCGAGAAAAAGATTGTTTTAAAACACATGGAAAAGTTTGGTTCAGTCGATGATGACTTTGCAGATAAGCTTGTCACATGGGCAGATATCATTAGAAAAACTTTCTATGATGATGGGGTTGATGAAGTTATTTCAACAAGAAGACTTTGTCATATTGTACAAACATTCTCTATCTTTGATAATAGATCTAAAGCAATTGATCTTTGTATCTCAAGATTTGATGAAGATACTAAAGCTGCTTTCTTAGATCTCTATTCAAAAGTAGATGATGGTGTACTTACATCTGAAACTACTGAAGAGGAGGAAAATGTTTAAAAAGAAAGAACAAATAAACTACAAGTTTAATGAGGGAGCCCTTGTAAAAGAGCTCCTTGATTATATAAATAAAACCTACGGAGGTCATTACTCTAAAAATAATTTTCAGTCTACTGAATTTATTATTGATTGTGGCCACGGTATGGGTTTTGCAATTGGAAATGTACTTAAGTATGCGCAAAGGTATGGAAAGAAAGAAGGTCTCAATCGAGCAGATCTTTTAAAAATTCTACACTATACTATTATTGCTTTACATGTACATGATTTGAATGAGGAAAATAAAAATGGTAATTAGTAATGATACCCTAAATGTTCTTAAGAACTTTGCTTCTATTAATCCAAATCTAGTATTCAAACCTGGTCAACAGCTTAAGACAATATCTGAAGCAAAGACCATATTGGCTAGAGCTACGGTTGTAGAAGACTTCCCACAAGAGTTTGGAGTCTATGACTTAAACGAATTCTTGTCAGTGTATAGCTTAATTGAGAGTCCTACTCTAGAATTTGAAGATAAAGCTGTATTAATTAAAAACAATGTAGGTGGATGTAAGTTACCTAATTCTCAGAAGATAAGATACTTCTTCTCAGAACCTGATATACTTACTACACCTCAAAAAGATATTCAAATGCCAGAAGCAGAAGTTGGTGTTAATCTCGAAGAAGATGTACTTAATCAGATTCGAAAAGCCGCTGCTGTTCTTGGTCATTCTGAATTATCCATTCAAGGAAAAGACGGGGTGATTACTGCATCCGTAGTCGACTCAAGGGATAGTACATCTAACCTTTTTGAAATTGAATTGGATAAAGATAACTCATGTAGAAATGAGTTTAACTTCGTGGTAAGTATTCCTAATTTGAAATTACTACCTGGTGATTACTTTGTAAGTATTTCATCTAAGCTTATTTCAAACTGGACTAATAGTAATTATCCAGTGGAATATTTTATCGCACTTGAGAAAAACTCGACCTTTAATGTATAAATACATAGGAAGAGAGGAAAGATGCCAATTGGGTCTTTCCATTTTGTTAACTACTTTGCAAAGGAGAAAATCATGGCAGAAGAAGTGAAAACTGAAAATGCTGAGCAAGTTCAACTGTCTTTACAGGACATCGCCACAATGGTTCAGATTATCGACATCTGTTCGAAAAGAGGTGGATTCGAAGGTCCAGAACTTGAGGCAGTAGGCGGGCTAAGAAATAGAGTCGTAAGATTCTTAAATGCCGCTACACCTAAAGACGGTGAGACACCAGAAGGTCAAGTACCTGAAGTTGTTGAAGAACCTGCAGAAGAATCAGCAGAATAATTATGAGGGGAGCAATCCCCTCTATTTTTTAAGGACTATATTATGAAATCAAATGAAAAATCAAATTTATTACTCGCTCTTCAACAAGGCATTGTTGAGGTTACTTTTAAGAAAATCGACACAGAAGAGATAAGAGTTATGCCTTGTACAATTAATCCCACAGTACTACAAGATAATGGAGTTGCAATGACTCTGAATATGAGTGCTGAATCAGATCATTTTGTTGCTTGGGCTTTAGATAAAAAAGCCTGGAGAAGTTTTAGATTAGACACAGTTATATCATGGGAGAAACAATGAACGAATTTTTATGGGTTGAAAAATATCGACCAAAGACAATATCTGAATGTGTATTAACAACAGATCTTTATAAGACATTTACACAAATTATAGAACAAGGTGAGATTCAAAATATGATGTTCACTGGTACCGCTGGTACTGGTAAGACCACAGTTGCAAGAGCATTATGTAATGTATTGGATCTCGATTATATCATTATCAATGGTTCTGAAGAATCAGGTATTGATACACTACGAAACAAAATAAAACAATTTGCAAGCTCAGTTTCCTTATCGGGTGGATACAAGGTTGTGATTCTGGACGAGGCTGATTACCTGAATCCCCAATCCACCCAACCCGCTTTACGTGGATTTATTGAAGAGTTTTCAGCAAATTGTAGATTCATATTAACATGTAATTTTAAGAATAGAGTAATAGAACCACTCCATTCAAGATGTAGTGTTATTGAGTTTGCTATTCCTAAGAAAGAAAGAGAAGCTCTTGCAGGAGCATTTATGGCAAGAATCATGAATATTCTCAAAGCTGAAATGATTAATTATGAAGAGCAAGTAATTGCTGAACTTATAATGAAATACTTTCCAGACTTTAGAAGAACAATCAATGAGTTGCAGAGATATGCTACCTTTGGAAAGATTGATAGCGGTATTCTCGTAAATGCTACTGATATTACTCTTGATACACTTATGAGTTCTCTTAAAATGAAAGACTTTAAAAAGATGAGACAATGGGTTGCTGATAATATTGACATTGAACCAGCCTCTATGTTTCGTAAAATGTATGATAATATGAATGAGCATGTTGAACCTGCAAGTATTCCACAAATGGTTCTCATACTTGCAGATTATCAATATAAGAATAGCTTTGTTGCAGACCATGAACTCAATATGGTTGCATGTTGTACAGAAATTATGGCAGGAGTAAAATTTAAATGAACGAATATAGAATATGGCCAGTGCATTATGATGGCGAAGAAACAAAATATCGAGTTGTCAAATATGAAAACGGTATAGTAGTCTATGAGCATGTCTTTGCAAGTGAAGAAGCAGCAATAGCTCATGTTGAAATGAATTCAGATTAGGCTAATGAATCCGTTTGATTATTTAAAAGCAATTAACGAGACCAAGAAAGATGTTATGGTAGATGATATTGCTGAGAAAGAATATAATTCATTTATAATCAATCGTGGTCTTTCATTCTTTCGTGATACTATTTTATATGCTAATGAGATGAATCGATTTCATCACTTAGATCATCGTCTTCAGTTTGATTTTTTTATAAATATAATTAAGAAGAAAAAGAGATGGTCCAAATGGATCAAACCACAAGAGGTGGCTAATCTCGAACTCATCAAAGAATATTATGGGTATAGCAATGAAAAAGCTAAATCCGCATTATCATTAATGAGCAATGAACAAATTGAAGAATTGAAAAACAGGATTTATAAAGGTGGAAAACGAAAATAAACAAATCACAAATTGGCAACCAACTGATATGTTGGAAGTCACACTTAACGAACCCGACGATTTCTTAAAGATAAGAGAAACTCTCACTCGTATTGGAGTCGCATCACGCAAAGATCAAAAACTGTATCAGTCATGTCATATACTACATAAACAAGGCAGATACTTTATTGTACATTTTAAAGAACTCTTTCTCTTAGATGGCAAACCAAGCAGTCTATTAGAGAACGATATTCAGCGTAGAAATACTATCTCTACGCTACTCGCTGACTGGGGTCTGATAACTATTGTAGATCCAAGTCGCGCACAGGACATAGCTCCTTTGAGACAAATCAAAGTAATTCCATTCAAGGAAAAGTCACAATGGGAGCTTTGTCCAAAATATAATATAGGTAATACTCAAACTAAAGAGTAAACTTGTATAAATAAACGTGAATCGCCAAAATATTGGGATTCAATTAACCTTGCTAACTAATAGGAGGAAATAAAAATGGTAGTAAGAAATAACTTGAACGTACCACGTTCGCTTTTTGTTGGATTTGATACATTGTTTGAAGACTTAGAAAGGATTCATTCAAGTGCTAGATCTAATACTAATAACTATCCACCCCACAATGTAGTAAAAATCGATGATGAAAAATTTCTCATCGAACTTGCAGTGGCTGGATTTACAAGAGATAATATCGATATCGAGCTCAAAGACGGTATTCTTAAAATCTCTGGTGAAGTAGAAAAGGATGAG